GACTTGAGAACATTGTCGCCTTTGATTCATTTGTCACATTTGACAATCCAACATCTGCTTTCTCAATACTTACACTACCTGAGCCACCACCACTTAATGAGAGATCTCCTGAGCCACTTTTTGCTATGGTTATCTGATTATTCTTAAGTGCGTTCTTAGCCTGTAGAGAGCCACTGCTGACCTCTAAATCACTAGAATTGATGGTTAGATTAGACAGATCGGATTTGACTTGAGCGTGATTTGTGACATTCCCTAGACCTACTACTGACTTATCTACAGTTGTAGAATTAATTACAGTAGATCCTTTTTTAATTCTTAGATTCGTGCCATCTGTATCTATATCTAAGTCACTGTTCCTGACATCTTCGTCACCTAGAGAATTGTTGCTTGAGTCTTTGAAATTTGTTCCTAGCTTTGCACCAAGCGTAGCGTTGTCCTCAATACCACCTAGCTTAGTATTTGCAGCTGAATCAACATCTGCAAGATCAACAATACCAACTGTTCCTTTGTCTAAAGTAAAAGATCCAGTCTTGACTGTTGTGAAGGAAGAGTGCACCCCTGTATTTGAAACTGCTCTCAAGGCAAAATAATAAGTGACACCTGCAGTCAATCCATGAAACTTACCCTGACCTATCCTAGTGATCGCATTTGGCTCTCCTAAGATCGTATCTACTAAATAGGTATCATCACTAGGGGTGAAGTTAGATGTGTGCCTGTAGACCTTTACAGCTCTCAGATTGTGGTTATTTGGGTTAGTCCATGACAATAATATAGCTATAGGATTGCTTGAAACAGTAAAGCTAGAGGGAGCTGATACACTTGTCGGATCTGCAACTGCTAGATTGACAGCTGCTGTATAGTCACTCTTTACATTATTGACATCTAAATGAGCTGCTCTGACATTGTAGGTTTTGCCTATGACAACATTCGGTATTAGAGCTTTGCTGACACCCTTACCAACAACAATATCTGAGGTATAGTCTGAGTCTGTAGAGAGCTTATATTGGATCTCTGTTGATGTAATCTTGTCACTTGCAGCATTAGTCCAAGCTACTTTGATATCTACTTTATAGCCTGATCCTTCTTCAGTTGTTTGTTGTGTAAGACCTAATGATGATGGAGCTGAAACACTATAGTCCCCGTAGTCATCTTCATCTGATTCGTCTAATGGATTCTCGTAGTCAGAAGCTAAGAAATTATAGACTGAGTTTTGGATCTCTTTGAGCATGAGTTTCACACCTAGATATGGTGCTTCTTTTTCTCCAATGACCATCACCTCACTTTCTAAAACCTCAAAGACTTTGTTGGTATAACCAAGCCTTTCATTTGTGAGATAGATCCAGTCAAAAGGTTGCAGCTGTATATATTCTATTGGCACTACAACACTGACTCCGACTTTTTCTCTATGATGAGTCAGCTGTATTTTTTGTAGTCTCTGAGCCATTGTGACGCTTGTGGTGAACGGCAGCTGTATTTCTAATTCCTTTCTATAGTTTGCTGTAGATTCGCCACTAGGAGTGTCTGCGTTTAGATGGGTTGTGCTTGTGTATAGCGGTGTATCTGTTGCTACATAGTTCTGATTAGCGTCAACATAGACAGCTTTCACGCAGTTGTAGCTTTCACTACCTGCTGACATTGTGTTTATTGTCAAAGGTTGCAACACATCATCATCTGTAATTGTCATCTCAGGAGTCACTGTAGCTCCTGCAAACATTACAAATTTTCCGTTGACATAAGAAAGTTTACCTGCACAAGAGCTCAAAAGACCTTCAAGAACACCTGCACCATCAGCTCCCATAGTTGTGAATCCGTTGGCGTTGTATGTTGGTTGACTAAAACTTAAGGTCACACCACTGCCAATAGACTGAGCACTGCTGAGATTTACTCTTGCTCCTCTTCTACTGACTACAAAGACATCACCACTGATACCAGTTCCAGTGACCTTATCTCCTGCTTCAATAAGTGTATTTGTAGCAGCAGCTGTAATGGTCACAAAAGTTTGACCTGATGTGCTGCCTGATGTTGTAGCTGTTGCAGGGGTGACATCTGATTCACAAGTATTTGCTGCAGCTGCAAAACCACCTAGACCAGTTGTGTCATCAATCTCATCATTTGTTGCTTTGAGTCCATAGGTAGTATCTGAGATATAGTCTCTGACACATAAGGCAGGATTGTCTGACCATGCGGTGTTTCCAGTTCTAGGATCATAGACTTTTTTACCTTTGATGATTGCACTGACTCTAGGAAATCCACCACCAAACTTTTCAGAATCAAACACGCATTGCATAAATAAGATTGCACAATCTGTAAAGATATCACTGCTACCAAGAGAAGAGTTTGATGTGATCGTTGAGTCTGCTGAAGTTTGTGTTCCGTTTAGAAATCTATATCTTAATAATCGTCCACCTGTAAAAGCATTGTCATTCTCAGAATTTGTGAACTGAGAGTTTGTGGCAACTTTAAAACCACCGCTTGTAGATGTAGTTAAAACTGTATCATTGACCTTTACACTTTCTAGGCTTTCTATTGGGTGTCCTGCTAAGACCACTACAAATGTCAGAAGGTTATTATCTGTTCCTGAAGTTTGAACATGAGTGATCGTTCCACCTACTCTACATTTGCCGTAGACAATCTGCCTATGAGCTTGTGGGTTTCTTGCTGAGATCTTAGATCCAAAGTTTCCTTGTGTAGCTTCTATGCCTTTAGATAGAAGTCCACTTACTAGCGTAGAGACAGCTGCCAAAGTTGAGAATCCAACTATAGACATACTACCAATAAGTGCACCAGTGAAACCTATAGTGCTACCTGCAGCAAAAGCTCCCATAGCAGCACCAACACCTGTCATCACCAAGAAGGTGACAGCAAATACTTTTAGTGCTCCTTTTATCGCCTTACCCATTAGGTATTCTCCACACTGCTACTATTTCTTCATATTGATTGGTGATCAGACCATTCTCAGAAGGACCTAAAACTTTAGATCCACTATACATTCCACATAATTCTGACTCTTGTTTGTAGACAAGCAGATCGCCTTTTTGGATAAACATAGGATCTGTAGGAATTAGATTTTTCTTCTTTGCTGCTTTTTCTATTGCACCACTTAGATTCTTCCCGTAGTCTCTAATCGCTTCTAAGGCACTCTTTTCATCAGACCATCTTAGGGTCTTGGGTATAAGCGATTCGCCTGTCATAGCCTTAATACAAGCGTCAGAGAATAGGCAGCAATCCCATTTACCCCACACAAAAGGGGTGTCTTTATGTTTAGTCATAAAGTCATCAAATTTGATACTCCAGTTCTCTAGTTTTTTCATATTACCTATGAGCTATCCTTCTTGTTGTGCCACCGCTATCACCACCGCCACCACCGCCACCGCCACCTGCACCACCAGTAGTAGATTTACCCCAAGTGATTTCTTTATCAGCTAAGGTTGCTACTCTACTGAAGCAAGTATCAGAGGAGTTGATGTATTTTTGTGATTGATTTGTGTATCTAAGATTTGATGGTTTCCCTAAATCTACTAATCTATTCTCTGCTTCTAAGCCTATAGTAGATCCATGAGGATCATCATTAATTGTCATTGAGGTCATTCTGCCCTTAAACAGAATCATCTTTCCTGCAACAATATCCGTGCCACCTGACAGCAATCCTAAAAAGATTGTTATGAATCTGTTTTGATAATTCTCATTCAGTGCTAGGTTCAGAACTGTTGCGTCCATACCTGCCAAAGTGATAGATATATTGTTTGATCTCATATCTAAGTTGTCTGTCACTTCAGATATATTTAAGAGATCTCCTGCACCAATATATTCTTGACCATCTATAGAAATATTTTCAGTGCCTGACCAAACATATAAAGTCTCAGTATCAAACTCTGCTTTGACTGCAGTGAAAATTATCTGATTGTTTTCTGATAGTAAGGTTGCTAGATCTGAAGATATACCACTTCTGTTTGACATTTAGACTACCTCAACGCATGAAAAACTTATCCCATAATTGGAAATATTATCTGCGTCCCACCCTGCAGCGTCTGCAGCTATGAGCCTAAACATTCCTTTTGCGGGTGTTAAGTAGACTCTGCTATTTGCAGCAAGTGTTGACCTGAGCTTAGGTTCTACACGCACTCCGTATTGATTTTGTGCTGATCCACCATTGTTAGTTTGTGTCGCAGCTTCCGTGACATATAGATATTGTGTTGGCTTATACCCTGAAGCATTGTCAGAAGTGTCAGTGCTTGTTCCTAGATAATCTCCTACTAAGACAGTTCCGTTGTGTGAGTTTGCTGTTGATCTAAGGCATAACCCTTTTGCACCTTTGACATTGCATTTAATTGTGCACCCTGACTTATTAGATTCGTCTACAAGGCTATCTGCGTCCACTGGTGCTACTGTTATAGTGTAAGCATTAGATCTAGTCAGAACCTTATGAGTGCCGTTGTTAGCTGAATTTGCACTTCCTGTAATGACTATATAATCACCTACTTTTGTATTGTTGAAATAAGTTGTGCTACTAGCTCCTGCAATAGTGCCTGAAGAAGCAGTGAAGGAGAGGGTTGCAGAGCTTTCATTAGTTCTATTTTCTGTCTTAAATTGTGCTCCGCTATATGTTCCCTGTTTCACCAATGCGTCAGGATCTGCAAACTTGAACTGATTAACTGGTCCATTTAGTTTTAAGAGAAAAGACTGCCAATTAACCGCTTCACTCCTACGCATTGGCGGCAAGGAAACCACTGCTTCCCAAAAGACACCATCATATTCTTGAGTCCTGACCTTCCCTGTATATGGAGAAGATATTGCTCCTACTGTTCTTATTAACCTAAATTCCGACTTAACAAAGTTCGGAGATGTAGGCATTTCTATTGTTTTAGCCACCTAATAAACTCCTTCTATAACTGCCACCTCTTGATCCTGCGTCCCTTACAGCTTCCTTAGAGACCTCTGCAATCTGAGGTAGCATTTTGGAAATCTCTGCCCTTACTGTAGGCACAACGCCAGTAGAGAAGTTTAAGTTCTGAACTATGTTTACACTGCCACCACCTGCTAGTGCGTTTCGGGTATTCATTCCATTTAATACATTTCCATTTGTGTCAGGAACAAAGATCTCAGGACCACGCTCTCCAACTAATGTTGGTGCACCCCTAGTAGCTCTTCCGCCTGACGCTTGTGTTTTTGTTCCGCCACCTGTTGTTCCTAAACTGAAAGCTCCTAAGATTGCGTCTACTATTGGTTGAATTACCAACAGCTCCATGAAGGAAGCTATGACCGCCTGAACTACATTCTTAGCAAAGTTCTTGAATGTATCCATAGAGAGCTGACCTTCAAGCATGGCGTTAGCAAATTCATTAGAGAATGATCTACTGATAGATTCTACTTGCTCTCCAATCTGAGCCATTGCTTTACCCATTGGACCAGTTGTTTCTAAGAAATCTCTATACTGAGCGTTGGCTTGATCTTGATTTAATGTTCCTTGTGCTACAGCTTCATTGAGTATCTTAAGGACTGCTTCTTGATTTGTAAGATCTCCTGCTAGACCTTTGACTTGCTCTCTTACTTTTTTCTGAGCTTCTGCTAATGAATCTACAGCTTCCGTCAATTTATTGACACCTGCTGCATACTGAGCTGAGAACTCCTCAAAGCTCATATCAGCAAAAGTTTCATCAATCAGGACTAACTTATCAAAAAGATTTTTTAACGCTTTCTCGTTGTTCTCTACGGCTTCTGTAGCTATATCTAAGTCATCTTTAGCACCTGATCCAAAGACGCTCATCATTGCTTCTTCCACTGCTGACAATTCTGTCTTAGCAGCTAGACTTGCGTTCTCAAGTTTTTCTTGGAAGTCTTTGAAGCTCATGCCAAGACCTTCAACACCACCCATCATGTCAAAGATTGACTGTAGAGCGTCCTGATTGCCTAGCATACCTTCTAAGAATGTTGGTCCTTCTATTCCTAGAGCTTCGTTAATTTTGTCTTTTGCAGCTTGAACTGGACTGATCACATTGACATTTAATATGTCCTCAAGCTCTGCTTCTGATCCTATGCCAAGAGATTCTAAGAATTTCTCTCTATACATATTTGGATTGAGAAGTCCTTGCTCATCAGCTGCGAATGGATCTATAGAAAGCGGGATAACTACATCTTCAGGCTTGACACCATTCTTGAGCTGCAGCTGAACCATCTCATTAGCTTTCATGGCTTCTTCTAATTGTATTTGTTGGAACTCTTTGAAGTATGCGTCTAGGTCTTGCCTTGCGTTCTCAGCTCCAAAATCAAATAGATTAGATGGTTTCTTAGCAAACTCTTTATTGATAACTCCTGCTAGTTCTTTATATTTCTTTGTAAGTTTTCCAATCTTATCTTCTTGGACAGTGACTGTTTCGTTGAGCTTTGCGTCTTTGTCATTTGCGTTTTCTGTCTCTTCAGCATACTTCTTCTCTGCATGACTGAGAGCAAAGAATGTTCCTGTAGCTACAAGAGCACCTGCTGCAAGTGCTTTGAAGTTTCCAGTGAAAGCAGCTACAGCTGCAGAAGCAACTGCCAAGACTTTTGTTTTCAATCCTAAGACTGTCACTGCTGCTGTAAGAGCCTGAACACCTCTTATAGCTGCCATTATGGACGCACCAACAAGCAATGAGATCAATAATTTAAGATTGGCTAAGGCTATCTCAAGCGGTTTTAGAAGTAGATTTAGAGCTACTGTAAGACCTTGACCAATGCCTGAAGCTAAACCTCTTGAATTGTTTAGTGTTTCAGTGATCTCTTTATTGAAATCTGTCAGAGCCTTTGTAATACCGCCCTCACCAACAGCTACCTGAAACTCTGATGTTGCGTCCTTAAGGTTAGATATAGAGCCTGAGAGCGTGTTTAATCGCTCTTCTAAGGCGTTTGGAAACTCTGTTGCACCAAGAGATCTGAGATATTCAATGATCGCTTCTCCCGATCTGTCAATCTCTTTGGTGATTCCGTTAAATGTGACAGTGATTTTGTCACCTTCTTGAACAGCTCTAACACCAAACTGCTTGAGCATTTCCATCTCACCAGTTGTTGCGTTAAACGCTGCCTGAGCTAGTTGCTCAATACTTCGTCCCATACCTGCTGCGAAATTACCGAAGTCCTGCATGACCTCAGTAGTTGGGACTACACCTGCAAGTTTTAATCTAATAAATGCAGCTGTCACTTCCTGAATTTGGAAGGTTGTTCCTGCGGTGAAATCTCTGACAACTGCCATAGCTGCAGCTGCACCATCTGAAGATCCCGTGACGGCTCTTAGAGTAGCTTCTAGGTCCTCAAACTGTCTGATTGTTTGGACAGTATCCCTAGCAATCATTCCTAACCCTAGAGCAGCTGCTACACCCGCTAGAGCCTTAAATGCTTTGTTTACACTTTTAGTTTTATCTTCTGTTTTCTTGAGCTGATCTTGGACCTTCTTCATCTCCTTTCGGAGTTGACTGGTCTCTGCTC